CTCCCCGGTGTTCTTTTTGTTTTGACCACATTTTGACCACGAAAATCACAAATTTTTGATGAAGTTGCTCATAAGCTCGCTAAATTTCTGCGAAGCTCTTTCTTCCAAATCTTTTGTCAGATGCGCATAAATGTTCATGGTTGTTTCGATATCTGCATGGCCGAGGCGCTGCTGGATTTCTTTGATTCCCACTCCTGCTTCAATAAGTAAACTAGTATGAGTGTGCCGAAGGGAGTGAGGTGTTACATGTTTATGAATGTTTGCGATTCTCAGTAGTCGCTTCATTCTGATTTCAATTTTTTTAGGCACTTCAGGGAATCCACTTGGCCGCGCAAACACGAAACCCAGATCGTGATATAACTCTCCCATTCGCAATTTGATTTCATTTTGCTCAGCTTTGTGCTTCTTTAGAAGTGAAATGATGTTTGGATCGACTTTGATGGTTCGAATGGATCCCTGTGTTTTAGGGGGCAGTAATTGATAATATCTTTCGTTGTTTCTAGGGCTGTACAACGTTTTTGTAATCGCAATGGTATGTTCTTTAAAGTTAATATCCTTCCACTGAAGGGCCAGTAATTCACCTAGCCGCATACCAGTGTATGCCAAGGTTGAAAACACAACATAATCCATAGCTAGCCCGTGTTCTTGGGCTGTTTTCAAAAAGAGGGCTAACTCATGCTTTTCTAAAAATTTCATGTCTTTATTGCCGCTTTCAATGTCCTCCACTGTTTTTTTCTGCTTAGGCACCTTGGCGTATTCCGTAGGATTAGAGTTTATCAATTCCAATTCCATCGCTTTTTTAAAAATCATTCTCCCTGTTGTATGAATTCCGTCTAGGGTGTTGTCAGCATATCCTTTTTTCTTGAGATCCAAGAGCATGTCTTGATACATTTTTCGTGTAACATCCTTTAGCTTCAAGTTGCCGAAGTAACGCATCAAGTGCCCCAGTTCATGTTTCCTGGCGCGAATGGTGCTTATTTTTGCGGTCTCGCTGTATATTGCTAACCATTCTTGTGCGAAATCCTTGAATAGTATATTCGTGTCTTTCACGTAGCCTCCGTTATTTATTTCGTCGTACAATTTGGCCGCAGCCAACTGCGCTTCTTTTTTCGTCTTAAAGCCTCGACGTGTCGTCGTTTTCCGTTTCCCGGTCGCCGGATCGATGCCGACATCCATTTTAAACATCCATTTCTCGCCGTCTTTAGTTTTATACTTTTGGAACGAAGCCAATGTTATCGCTCCTTCTCGTCTAAGTTTTCGATGATGATTTTCTGACCGTTTTCTAAAACGCCAATGAGTTTGCCATCCTCTACGGTGATTCGTGAAAATACAGGAATACTGGCCATTGAGCAGCTGTTTGTTTTCTTTTTCTTCTTATTACGATAGTCGTCCAAGTGAGTAATCAATCTGATCAACTCCTTTTTGTGGGAATATATGTTTGGATCAGAAGTCAAAATTTTTTAGATACACCACCTCCTTTTGTGTTGGGATTTTTCTGCTCCAACCATGTTCAATTCCTTTCTCTCTGTATGAGAATCTTTGTTATAATAAGATTGACGCGAAAGGAAAGGTGAGGACAATGGATATTCTCGAGCGAATTAACCGCTTGGAATCGGCTCAAATGGAAAATCGGTTGACCACGATATTAATGAAAAACTCTTTGATCAATCCCAAAGTGCCTGAATGGGCAAAGGAAGCGTATAATGCCTATAAGGAAGCTGGATATAACTGTGATGATTTTGGACATAGCATGGACTTTTATCGAATTATTACTTTATTGCATGATAAAAAATTATTGTGAAGGAACGACTCGTAATATCATATCCACTATCTCGTCGATTGAGTGTTCCTCGGTTTTTACGGCCATTTTATCGACTAGTACGGGGTTGAATTGCGCCACTTCTTCCTTCGTAACACCGTGCCATATAGGGAGGATGACGGTTCTTCCCTCTTCTATTTCTCTGTGGAGGAATCCTTTATATTCGTACTGAGTCCACCCTTTTCGGAAAAAGGCTTTAGATAAAACGACTACGCCGAACTTTGAGTATTTTATGCCTTCATTGATCTTGTCAGACAGACTATCCCCAAGATTGATGACTTTCACATCTTCAAACACCCTCAGCCCAGCTCTACTAAGCTTTTGAGATAACTCTGTCACTATCGCCTCCTTATCCTCGTGAGCGTGAGAAATGAACACATCGTAAATAATGTTTTCCTTTTTGTTGTCCATTTCCAAACTCTGTGTAGCCTGTTGTTTTAATTGCTCAAGTTGTAATTGGATTTGGTCAAGAGCATCGGTATGAATCCGATGTTCTAATGATTTTGCTAGCTTATCTGCCTCTTTCTTCTGTTCTCGGATGAGTTGTTCTTCCAGTCTTCTGAGTTTTTTCTCTTCATCGTTAATTTTTTTCATTAGATTGCTTTGTTCTTTTAAAGCCGCGTCTAATTTTTGTTCTTGTCTCTGGATATTTCTTAACTTCGTTGTTATGGATGAACCGGTGCTTCTCGACAATGTCTTTTCAATTCTTTGGATCTCTTTTCTTATTTTCAATTCAGTATCTTTTTGTTTTTGTAGCTTAATTTTTAAATCCGTGAGCTTCTTCTTTGATTGCAGGATTTGGTTTTGTAATGAATACAAGCCCATTTAATTCACCGCCTTTTTTAAGTGAATGAGTTTCGTTGGGATGCCATACGCCGTAGCAACTTCATAAATGGTCATATCGGTATTTCGATATGTATAAAGAAAATCGTCAGGAAGAAGCAATTCCACCGCAAACTCATTCGCTTCCCTTTCCACTTTGTCCATACAGAAAAGTGTGTTTTTTCGCAAAAATGAAGTGCTAAGTTCGGGATGCAACACCGCATGCCCTAGCTCGTGAGCACAGACGAAGCGTTTTGTATACTCGTCTAACTCTGAATTGATATGAATGATCTGAATCCGACGGAACGTATGATGATACCCGTATATCCCGCCCAGCGGCTCAAACAACAGCACAATGCCTTTCTGTGATGCGATCTCAAAGGGGTTGTTCGTGCCGTGCCTGTTGACTAATTTCTCTACGATCTGTTTGATCTTCTCAGCCATAGCGAACCCCCTGGAGATGGTTATTCTTTTCGATATTTCTTCGGCGTGAATTTTTGCTTTGCGATGCGCTTGGCGAGGCGGAGAGAGTTTTCCAGCGACGCGATCAGCAGTTCCCGATCCTCTTCATCGAGTTCGTCGATGTCCACTCCGCCGAATGCGGCGAATCCATTTCCTGTCTTTAGTCCTTTAATGATGTTCTCTAACTCCTTCTGAATGTCGCGTTCGTCTTTCTCGGTGAGTTCGGGGAGAGTGTTTTTTTGGACGTCGTCAGCGATATAACCAGCGGCTTGCATTAGATCTTCATATGAATGACCTAACGCTTCAGATAATTTTTTGATTGTTTCAGGTTTCGGAATACCTCTTAGTCCATTTTCAATTCGCGATATTTGAGCAGAGCTTACACCTGAATAGAGTGCTAATTGATTAACTGTAAACCCCTTTTTTGTACGTAATGCGCGGATGTAGCTACCGAACTGTTTTGCATTCATAATATGCACCCACCTTTACCAATTGGTAATATTCTAAAACGATATTACCACTAGGTAAAAAAGAAGATAAAGATTTTTTTGAAATAAGTGTTGCCAAAAGGTAATATGTATGATATATTTTAATTACCAAAAGGAAATTATATGATAGGAGGTGAGATATTGCGGTGCGTATTAAGATTGACTTTAGGAAATTGAAAGAATATATGCAGCATAATAATTGGGATGAAAAAGACCTTGCGGAAAAAATGGGAGTTGCATACGTCACAGTATACAGGGTTCTTAGAAAAAAAAGAGAGCCAGGAAATGAGTTTATTGCCAAACTATTAAACGCTTTTGAAGGAGCCACTTTCGATGAGCTCTTTTATTTAGAAACTGATGTTACCAAAAGGGAACAGGAGGAGGACGGAAATGAACCAGCTACAAGTTTTCAATCATGAAATGTTTGGGGAAATTCGATTCGTTGAGATTAACAACAACCCTTACGCTGTGGGTAATGACGTTGCGAAAGCATTAGGGTACATGAGACCACATGAAGCAATTTCAACCCACTGCAAGGGGGCGGTAACTTACCGCATCCCTACTAACGGGGGAGAACAAACGGTGAGAGTGATTCCAGAAGGAGATATATACCGATTAATAATCAAGGCGGCTGATCAAAGTAAAAATTTAGAAATAAAAAAGAAGGCGGAAGAGTTTGAACGCTGGGTCTTCGATGAGATCCTCCCAACCATCCGCAAAACAGGTGGCTACGTTGCGAACGAGGACATGTTCATCAATACGTATCTTCCGTTTGCTGATGACCAAACAAAAATGATGTTCCGCGGCGTACTGGAAACGGTGCGACGACAAAATGAACAGATCGCGGCAATGAAGCCGAAAGTGGAATATTTCGATGCCTTGGTCGACCGGAACTTGCTGACGAATTTCCGGGATACTGAAAAAGAACTGAAAGTCAAGGAGCGGTTCTTTATCAATTGGCTTCTCCAAAACAAATTTGTTTATCGGGATCAGAAAGGGAAGCTCAAACCTTATGCAGCATATGTCCCAGAGCTGTTTGAATTGAAGGAATGGGAACGAAACGGACGGGCTGATGTCCAAACGCTGATTACACCAAAAGGGAGAGAGACGTTTCGATTGTTGTTGAAGAAAGAGCAAACCGCATAAAGGAGGATGCGTAATGAACGTCAACATTCAATTCAAAAACGCCGAAGAGTTCCAACAGCTGCTTGAAAGAGCTGCCACTCTCGTTGAGCAACTACAGGAAACACTTCGGCAGATCAATGAGTTTGAACCCGAATTTGAAGTGAATTCGAATTTAAAATCCTAACTTTTTCAACGCATATTCGCTTACAGCTGTATCAAGCATTGTTTGCCAATCGCTAAACTTTGTCGTTTTCGCAACATGTTTATCCATATCTTCGTCTGGGATGGCTTCAAAATCTTCTTGTGTTTCAACGAAAAAGCCACCAGCTTTCAGAAAATCATCGAATGACGAAAACTGTGTGTATTTTTCCATGAAGCTCTGAGTGAACAATTCGGAAAATGGAACAGTTCTCGTTTCTGAAAGTTCTTGTACAGCACGTTTCATATTTTGAAGCTGTTTTTTAAATTCATCAAAGCCTTTGATTTCCATATAAACTCACCTCCCTTCCCCGTCAATATTCGACAAGAAGGGAGGAAATTCCTGCGGAAAAGGAAGGGAAGTCGTCGTGCAAATGGTGGTGCAGGTTCCCGACATTGATAAATACGTGAAGGATCTCGTCCGCCAAGCGTATGAGTTGGGGGTGGAGGAAGGGCGAAAGAGATATAGCTACCCTCCAGTCCTCACTAGGAAAGACTTGGCAGAAATCTTTCAGGTCCAGCTTTCCACGGTAAGCAATTTAACCGATATTCCAGGCTTTCCAAAGCTCACGCACATTCGCGCCCGATATCCTCGCGATCAGGTGTTTCGCTGGATTGAAGAAAATTCGACCTATTTGGATCAAGTGGCGCCTAATCGAAAAATTGGGAGAAGGAGTGAATGATGATGCAAATCAAAAACATCTCGCTCGATGAGTTGCCCAGCGGCGTCAGAAAAGTAGCAGATCGGGCGTTCGTTGAATGGAAAGTCAGAAATGTCTTTCGAGTCACTGAATTGGATTTCGGTGACGGCCGGGTGTACTACGAGATCAGCGCGATCAGTGACAGCTTCATTCTTGAGCTGAGTGTCAGCGAACTGGGAGTTGAACACGTCAACCGCATCGGAGTGGATACGGTTCGCGACGCGATCAAAGCGCATCCAGAACGCTTCGGTCTCGAGTGAAGGAGGTGAAATGATGAACGTTCTTCCTGGCGACATAGAGCACGGCGCCAGCCTGCTCGAACACTGCAAATTCTACGTATCTCGTGCCTACCTAGAGCTTGAGCATGGCGATTTGCAGGCGGCTGATCGCTGGATTGAAGAGTATCGGCGATGCCGTCGTGAGTTGGACGAGCTCCTGCGGCGGAAGAGAGAACACGACCAGCTAGCTGAACTGATCGCGACGCTACAAGAACGCGGAATCAATATTACGGCGATTATCAGAAAGGGGAATGAGTGATGACATACACACCGAACTATTTGAGCCCATCTTGGGATGAATATATGAATCTCTTGTGCTGGGAAGCTCGTTTGGCGCAAGAAATCGAGCTTCATAGCCGGCGCCGGAATTGGAATGAAGTGGCCGTGCTGAAACGGGAAAAACAAAAAGTTGCAATCCGCCGCAAATGCCTCAAAGCGGCGTTGCAACACAGAAAAACCAGCCCAATCACAATATAGCATATTTCCTCTCCCTTTCACAAGACAGGCCTAGCGCCTGTCGTCAAGGGCGGGAACGTTGCGCTGACTCCATCCCCCGGTTATCAACGTTCTCGCCTTTGACGATGCGCGCTAGAAAGGAGGTGGAGAGTGTGACGAAGGACGAAAAGCGCCGCATCCGCATGATGGTGATACAGACACTCGATCAGTATTGCCGTAGTTGTGAGTTTTTTTCAGTTGAGCTCGCGTCTATTCGCGCTTGCCGACAATGCCCGCACGGGCAGCGTATGCAAGCGCTCAGCCGGCCGTTGTGGCGCCAAGACGAAGCCAGTCCTCGCGGCAAGACCGGTAGGTGGACGGAAGAGGAAGATTTCTACATCCTGCATCACTACGGGGTTCAGCCGATCGAGGTTCTATCCGCCCGAACTGGCCGGAGCATACAGGCGATCCGAAAGCGCATTGAAACACTGAAAGGAGGTGAACCGGCGTGATTGAGAATCCGATCATTTCCGACCGGCATCCGATTCGGCAGGGAGAGCCGCATGTGATCGGCTATTGCGAGGGGTGTGGCGGTGAGATCGTCGAGGGAGATGACGTCATTGAGTTTGTCGACGGGCTGATGATCCACCAAGACGCGTGGTGCGCCTATGACTATTGCGCCAAGTTCGGCCAAGCGAAGCAGACATGAAAAACGCCCCGCTGGAGAGAGCGAGGCGCTTCGAAGAGGTGATTCCCCTATGAACTGTTACTTACATAGTACAGGATCGCCTCGAAAAAATCAAATGGAGGTGTGAAACTTGGATGCTGTTATTTTGGCAAATACAAGCGAAATGAGCCATGAAGAGTGGCTGGCCGCCCGCCGTAAGGGGATTGGCGGGAGCGACGCCGCGGCGATCGCAGGGTTGAACAAATGGAAGTCGCCAGTTGCTGTGTATCTTGAAAAGATTGGACAAGCCCCAGAGGAAAATGTGAGTAGCGAAGCAGCGTATTGGGGCACAGTGCTTGAGGATGTCGTCGCTCAAGAATTTAGCAAACGAACAGGTCTCAAAGTGCGGCGCAGAAATGCGATTCTACAGCATCCAGAACATTCTTTCATGCTTGCAAACGTGGATCGGCTGATTGTCGGTGAGAAGGCAGGGCTTGAATGTAAAACGGCCAGTGAATACCTCAAAGAAGAGTGGAAAGATGATGAGGTTCCGGCACAATATCTCATCCAATGCCAGCACTATATGGCCGTCACGGGATACGATGCTTGGTGGATTGCGGTTCTCATCGGCGGAAACAAGTTCATCTACAAAAAAATTGAGCGTGACGAGGAGATCATTCAGTATCTCATCGAGATTGAATCGAACTTCTGGAACAATCACGTTCTCAAGAAAAATCCTCCAATGTTCGATGGTTCGGACGCTTCGAGTGATTTGCTAAAAGCTTTGTATCCGACAGCGAAGTTTGAGGAGGAAATCGAACTTCCCCCTGGCGCGTCAGAACTGATTGCTAAGTATGAGCAGGCCAAGCAAGAGGAAGAGGAAGCTGCCACACGCAGAAAAGAGGCAGAAAATCAACTGAAAGCAATGCTTGGCGAATATGAAAAAGCATTTGCCGGTGACCGTATCGTCACGTGGAAAAACGTTCACAGCAGCCGTGTTGATACAAAGTTGCTCAAAGCGAAGTATCCGGAAATATACCAAGAGGTCGTCAAAGAAACGGTATCACGGCGATTCTCCATCAAGTAGGTGAATGATATGGCCAAATGCAAAGGTTGTGGCAAGGAAATCGAGTGGATTAAAACGCCCGCCGGCAAAGCCATGCCGGTTGATATTGAAATCATTACCGTAGTGACTGCAAAGGGCGAGGTTGTCAAAGGGCATATGCCTCACTGGGCAACTTGCCCTGCGGCGCAGCAATTCAAAAGGAAATAGGGAGGTCATAAGAGTATGGCAACAAACCAAACGCTTAAAAATCAACTCGCAAACAAAGCAAAAAACACGGAGGCAGCGCCTCCTTCCCCAGCTCAAACAATCGCGGCATATCTGAAAAAGATGGGTCCGGAGATTGAAAAGGCCCTTCCTAAACACATGGATGCTGATCGGATGGCGCGAATTGCTCTTACAACTATCCGTACGAATCCTAAATTGCTTGAATGTTCTGTTCCTTCGCTTCTCGGTGCGGTTATGCAAGCGGCACAGCTTGGATTAGAGCCAGGACTCATCGGACATTGCTATTTAGTACCATTCAAGAACGGAAAAACGGGTCAGACAGACGTTCAGTTCATTATTGGTTACAAAGGTATGATTGACCTAGCTAGACGAAGTGGAAATATCGAAAGCATCTACGCTCATGCAGTCTACGCAAATGACACATTCGAATATGAGTACGGCTTACATCCAAAACTCGTTCATAAACCAGCGATGACAGACCGCGGCGAATTTATCGGTGCTTATGCCGTTGCTCATTTTAAAGACGGCGGCTATCAGTTCGAATTCATGCCTAAAGAGGAAATTGAGAAACGCCGCAAACGCTCTCGGGCAGCCAATAACGGTCCGTGGGTAACGGACTATGAGGAAATGGCCAAAAAGACTGTCATCCGGCACATGTGGAAGTACTTGCCGATATCGATTGAAATTCAGCAAGCCGTTGTGCAAGACGAGACGGTGAAGAAGGACATCACAGCTGATCCGGAACCGGTTGACTACATCGAAGCCGAGGCATACGAGGTGATCGATCCGCAGCCGCAGACAGAGGAACCGCAACAAGAGGAGATCGTCTTCGATGCTGAATAATCCGCCCACATATAAAGTCCTCCTCCCAAGATGGATTTGGGAGGAGGCCAAAGACGAGGAGCATTTCAAACAGTTGGTACGAGAGTATATGCGGAGATATCCGGAATATACGGTAAAAAGCGTGAAAGACGGGTTTGCGATTTGTGTGAGGAAATAGGAAAGCCGAGGTGATACGATGCCCGACAGTTTTTACTTCCCTGTCTACACAGGACTTCTTACCCCGAAACATCGAGAACGGATCGGACCGGCCATTTGGGAGTTTTTATGGCTTGTCTCCAAAGTAACCAAAGAAGTGCAGGAAGAAGGTGAAACGTTGGGCATCGTGCTCGGCGGAAGGCCAGTGAAACTCGCAGAAATCGCTGCCGAACTTGGCGGAAGCGAACGGACCGTAAAAAGAAATATTGCTCGACTAAAAGATGAAGGTTACATCGAAACGGTTCGTGCTCCGTATGGTGAAATTTATAAAGTTAGGAAATCGAAGAAGTTCGTTCACAAAAACAGAAGTGCCAAAAATGGCACATCTTTTGACGAGAGAGAGGACAAAAATGGCCTATCTCACGACGAGAGAAGTGCCAAAAATGGCACATCTGAACATAGAGAAGTGCCATATTTGTCCGAGAGAAGTGCCACATCCGGCACATCTAATAAAGATATAAAAGATATAAAAAATATAACTGATAGAAAAATAGATGATGATATAAGAGAAGCCCATATGTCAGACCGATCAAAAAGAGCAATTGCTAACAAATATATTCAGCGTAGGGGAAAAGGACTATCGCTTTCCCCTAAAGATGAGGAAGCAATAGAAGGGCTTCTGCGAGAGCCAATCCCATTGGATGACATTCTTTCGCTGATCGACGAAGTGTTTGACGAGTACCAACCGAAATTCAACGGCGACGGGATCAATTCTTTTGAGTACGTGCGTAAAGTGGTCCTGAGCAAATATCACGAGCAAAAAGGAGAGAGCGCGGATGGCGGAACGATTCACAAACATCGCCGAGGTATTGGCCGACCTGCGAAAGAAGGCGGAAAGACATATGAGCAAATCCTCCGAGAAGCTGAAGCAGCACGACGAGCTTGGGGATGGAAAGGGTGACTACGAGTGCTCCCGATGCAAAGATACCGAATTCCTCTTCTATCGAGACGAGCGTGGGTATGAATTCGCCAGACCTTGCGAATGCCGGGAACGGAAGGCGTGGAAACGGCGGTTCAAGCAGGCGCTAATTCCAGACGAGTTTGTTCATGCAAACTTTGAAAATTTTAAGCGAGCGAATGAATATCAGCAGTCCATGTACCAAATGACTATAGATTATTTAGGCGAGTTTTCTGTGATTAAGCAAGAGGACGGCACTACCAAGAAAATTTTGTCTGACAAAAATTTAGGGTTTATCGCTGTCGTGGGCGAGCAACGGCTCCGAGAACTGCCGGCCGGCCAACGAGCAGGGGTGAAGCAACAGCACAACAATTTCGGTGTGGGGAAGACCCATTTGCAAATCGCCCTGGCTAAACGGCTCATTAAGGACGGATTCAATGTACTCGTCGTTTCAGATGTCGCATTCATGGACGAGCTTATTCAAGCCAAGATGACGAACGACGAAGGCGAGACGTTGAACCGGCTTCTATACAGCGCGATCCATGCGGATGTGCTTGTGTGGGACGACATCGGCAAGGCGAAGTGGTCGGAAGCGAAAGAAGCGTTGTACTACCAGATCATCAATGAACGCTATCGGAAGCAAAAGCCAATCGTGTTCAACAGCAATGAGGACCGCGGTGCGCTGAGTGAAAAGATCGGATACGCTGCGGCCAGTCGGCTGCTCGGACAGTGTGGTCCGTATCTCCTTGAGGTTGAGGGTGAGGATTTCAGACTAAAGGGGGCATAAAACGTGTGTGTAAAATGCGATGGAACGGGACGGCTATACACAAGGGTGATGAGCGGAGCGTGGCTGGTGGCCTCGTGTGACTGTGAGGACGCAACGAGGGTGCGAAGGGAAGAGGAGGCAAAGCTGCGAGAGTGGCGCAAACGCCTGGCGGAGGCGTGTGAACGATTGGGGATCACAGAGGATATTGTTTGGGAGGCAGGTGATCGCGTTGGGCATCCTCTATGAAAAAGTTCAAATCACGAGGGAATTGAAACGCCAAATGATGATTCGTCAGCTGCTCGATCGTGGAATCCGTGAATACGACGGGCAGTCAGTATACGACTTGGACTACTACACGTTGCGTCATGTGCTTGCAATGCAAAAACTGAAATTCTAGAACGCTCGAAATCTTCAAATTTTGGCTTCTGTGGCGTTTTTCTTGCGAGGGTAATAGGAAAGTATCCCAGAACGAGAAAAACGCCGTACAGGGCGAATATGGGCGTTTAATGCGATTCGTTGAAAGGAGCGATGAAAAATGAATTTAGCTAAACTGTTTGAACTACAACGCCAGCTAGATGAACACATCGAGCGGGAACATCCGCGGCAAGAAGGTGAAGATCGGCTAGCGAAGAAAATTCTTGCGCTGAAGGTGGAGATCGGGGAATTAGCGAACGAATTGCCAGAAGTGTTCAAGTTTTGGAGCCACAAGAAAAACAATCGTGAAAAAGCCTTAAAAGAATACGTTGACTGCTTGCATTTCCTCTTATCTATCGGAAACGACATCAACATGAATGAAGTGTATGAGGATAGCGTACCGGAACCGCTTCGTTGTGATGATATTATAGAGCAATTTATGTATGTAAATGATTGGATTAATTACTTTTATCACAATCGTCATGAGGATGTGAATGGCGAAGTATATGACTTGATTTTTTCTAACTTTTTAGGTCTTGGCGAAATGCTCGGCTTTTCTTGGAAGGAGATCGAAGAAGCGTACATGCGGAAAAATGAAGTGAACCACAAACGGCAAGATCATGGGTATTAAGGGGGATACGATGGAAAATAAAATCCTGCTCAATGTTCAGGCGCTGCTCGAGCAACAGACAGAAAAAGGCATCAAAAAGTACGGCAAAACAGTCGATCCAGATGACTATGGAATGATCGGTTGGCTTGAACATTTGCAACAAGAGTTAATCGACGCTGTGGTGTACTGTGAGGTATTGAAGCAAAAGGTGATGAAGAAGTGAAAAAAACCAGGATCGTGGAGTACGAGAACATGCCTGTTCGGTATAACCCGGATTTATGTCCGACATGCAGGCACTTCACTGGCACGACATGCCGAATACACGTGTCTAATGTGGAACGGCAAACGACGATCACGCAGACGTATTGCATCAGAAAAATTGATTTTGGGAACCCGTACAAAAACAAGAAACGGTGTCAGCTGCAAGAGCAATATATGAATCCGTTTCATGTGCAAAGGTTGGATGAGGAATGATTAAGATCATTGTGTATGGCGAGCCCGTAGCACAGGGGCGGCCACGGGCAACGACGGTAAATGGCCGCGTTCGGATGTATGATCCAAAGAAATCACGAGATTTCAAGCATTATTTGAAATTGGCTGCATCGAAACATCGACCGAAACAATTGATTGAGGGGCCGATTTCCCTTGAGGTTAAGGTGTACAAACCTATTTTGAAGAGCTTTAGCAAAAAGAAGAAAGCCGCAGCCGAAGCCGGCCAGCTAAGGCCAACAACCAAACCGGATGTCGACAACTACGTCAAAGGAGTCAAAGACGCGCTCAAAAACGTCATTTGGAAAGATGACAGCCAGGTGGTGGACTTACATATTTCCAAATGGTACAGCGAGACGCCGAGAGTGGAAATCACAATCATGCCAATCGATGAGAAGTGAGGTGAACGGGATGCCGGCAATCACGAAGGTTTCGCCATATCGTTCAGGTGAAGTGCGTTTCGGACGACGGCCTCACGGGATAGACACAACAGTGCGGACATATCAGCTGACACCGGAACAGCTGGAGCGATTGCGGAACGGAGAGAGTCTCGATGATATTTTGAAAGATCGCGAAAGCGTGAAGGAGGAGAAAGACATGTCTAACAAAAAAATCGACTTGACTGTCGAGGAATACATTGATTTGCGCCGCCAGGGATTCAGCGATGCCGTGATCGCTGCAATCAAGAACATTACGAAACAACAGCTGTATAGCTGGAAGAGCTTCCGGAAGGAGAAGATCGCTCAATTGGAAAAAGAGTTGGAACAACAAGGGACTGAATCACAAGAAACGGCAAAGAATGAGCCGGCCGATAGTGAAACGATCACTGAAGATGCGGGAGAAGATGCCGGCATTGAGTGGCTCAAACGCGAAACAATACACGCACGCAAGCTACTGGCAGAGAAAGAACAGGAATGCGAACGGCTCAGACAGGAAGTCGAGCACTACAAGGAGCTTTTTGAAACGGTGATGGCGAACAAGGAGCAACTACATAAAGAGATCCTTGTTCTCGAAAATGAAATACAAAGACTGAAAGAGCAAGTCAACGAGTTGCGCCAACAGAAAGATCGGAGAGAGGAAAGTTGGGTAGATGCGACACGGGAGCTTCGGGCCTTGAGGCTGTACGCCCTCCAAAAATTGCAAAAGGATGTATACGATTAGTAAGCGCAAGCGCAGGCTGAAATGGTACCTGTTGTTTCGACGTGAAGATGGACAAGCCGTCTACCGCTATGAGCCGTTGCAAAAGTGCGAGTTGAAAAGCCGGCTGAAAAAAGGCTGGAAGGTAGTGACGTGATGGGGAAAACGCTGCGCAGGATCAGGCGAGGTGGGGAGATGACAGCGCTCCCTGTCCGCCAGGCAGAACTGGCAGAAGCGTGGAACCGAGGTTTTCACGCCGGAGCTAAACGCCAAAACGAGTTGGACACAAAACTGATGCTCGAATGGCTCGGGCAACTAGAAGACATCCCTGGGATCGGGCCGAAGACAGCAACAAAAATCCGCGAGCATTGGTTATGTTTTGCGAATCGTGCAAAAGATCAATAAATAAAAAAGACCGGGCTTCTCCCGGCAGAGTAGAAAAAGAGGGATGTATGCCCATATTATACCACGGGAGGGGTCCGAGTGGTAAAGTACAAACAGATGTCTTTTTTGCGCGATGTGGACGGCGAGAAAACAAAAGAAGCAGTCGAGGCAGCATTGGAAAAATATCGCATGTATATGCTGACGGTTCCGGACGAATTCCTGCCACGCGTGACGCAAACGTACTCTCTCGTGCCGCCAAGCAACACGAACGCGTTTCACTCATCTACAGAAAGCGCGGCGATCCGCAAGGTAGATTTTGAACGCGAGCGTGACGAGTACATGGAGAGAATACGCCGCGCGGTGAATCGATTGAACAAAATGGAACGGGAATTGATTATTAAGCGATATATGACACTGGAAGAGCCTTATGATTACGAGGTATATAACGAAATGGGGATCAGTGAATCAAAGTTTTATCGTATCCGTGAGAAGGCGTTTTATAAATTGGCTTTTGTTTTGCGAATAGAGGCTTACAAAGAAGGGCATCCATAATGGATGCTTATTTAATATTTTAAAATCAGAATAAATGTTCTATTGATGGTTGTCACCTTGATAATTATCAACCTTGATGATATTATTTATAATGACGGAACAGGAGGACGGGATAAAATGATTCAATTTAAGAATATTGATGAGCTTAAACAATTTATCTCTAAGGAAGTTTTGTTAACGCACGAGGCAACCAAATACCTAGGTATTAGTTCACAAAGGCTCCATCAACTGGTTCAATCTGGAAAGTTAACACCGATAAAAATAACGAGAGCGAGTTCACTGTTTTTAAAATCAGAACTATATGAAAGGAAATTCGAGATCGAGAAAAGCTATGGACATGCACGTTCTGCGTTAAGTGTTAATAAAGAAGGAGGGGTGAATACCGTTCAAACGATAAATGACGCAGTTAATTATTTTACGTTACTTGCTTTGTTTAAAGGAAGATATAAAAAATGCGACCCAATTTATCATCATTTAGCTACCCAGATCGATCTGACAAGGCCGATAAACGAAATTTCAAAGGATATGTCTCTTATTACCGGTTTCGATGAGAAGGAAATATTACATGAAAGTTATCAAGTTCAAAAAGGATTTGAAAAATTAAAGGATGATGATTATATTATTAAAATTGGGACAGAGTTATATCCACAACTGTTAGCCCAAACAGAACAAGCACCTGTTTTTCTTTTTATGAGAGGTAACCTAAATTTGTTGAAATTTAATACAATCTCCATTGTGGGGACAAGAAATCCATCTGAACAAGGTAAAAAAAGGGCTCAAATTTTGGCTGAAAGATTAGGCTTAAATAGGATTGTTGTGGCTTCTGGATTAGCGAGAGGGATTGATACTGCGGCACACACAGGTGCTCTAAATAGAAAAAACCCTACAATCGCTGTTATTGGAACGCCATTAACAATGGTATATCCGAAGGAAAATGAAATGCTTCAAAGAAGCATCGAAGAGAATGGGTTGGTTATTAGTCAATTTGCTCCTTCAATGAGTGTACAAAGATGGAATTTCCCTATGAGGAATGCTGTGATGAGCGGTATTTCTCTTGCAACCGTAATAATAGAAGCTGGTGAAACAAGCGGTTCTCTAATTCAAGCCGATTACGCTTTAAAACAAGGCAGGATAGTTTTTATACCTCAAAGTGCAATTGATAATGATGATCTAAAATGGCCCAAAAAATATATTCAACGAAAAGGAGCATATAAATTTTCAACAATTGATGAACTCTTATCCATTTTAGCTACACATCATAAAGAGATATTTACAGTAGTCAACGAGTCCAAAGAAGAGCCAGCACATCTAAGCGAAGGAAAGATTGGATATGTTCATAAAGAACAATAAAATTTCATGTTTGGTTATTTGTACTTCAATGTTTGATGATGAAGAAATCCTTTATTTAAAAAGGGAGTTCGCTGGGTCACTCCCGCTTGTATTCTTTATTCCTTATGATGAAGAAATACCAACGCCATTGAGTTCAGGGGATTTAATTGTTAAGGAAGCATTTATGGATCGTTGTTTTACCTATAAAGGAGTGTTAAAGAAAATAGTAACTTTGACTAACATACCATCTAATGAATGTGTTTTTATATCGAAGAATATTCAATTTATAAAAAAAGCTTTGCATGAGCCTGTAGGAACAATATGGATAAGCAATGGGAAATTAAGCTATGATGTAATCGGCCACCTTCCTGATAAAAAGATAAGCGGCATTGAAGAACTTAAGAAAGCTGTGGATATAAGACACGGTTATTTCTCGGAAGTATTTGCAACAATTTTAAAGGACAATGAGTACTACAATAAATCGGGACTTTTCTTTACATTTGAGGTAAGTAGGGAAGATGTGGAGTTCGAGGTCTTTGCAGCAGGAAGGTATTTTAATTCTAGGCACGAGTGCTTTCATAGCCATCAATTATCCCATCGAATAAATAAAAGCAAGCGTGATGGTTCGCAAAATAATTTGTTTAAGACATTATATATTGCAATCGTAAAGAAAATCAAAGATCTTTATGATGTCAATGGTATTGTCAGAGTTCCGAACCGACCGGGAAAGAGAGACAGGTTAGGACCTATAGTTAGAGATATTGCTAAACATACTTCGTTGGATGATTTTAGTAGCGAAGTAATCTGTGTTAAAGACTACCCTGCACACAAGATATTAGACAAAGAGATGCGATATGAAAATGTTAAGGGAGTTTTCAGAGTTGAAAGAAGATTAGATAATAAACATATTGTTATTATTGATGATGTTTTTACCTCGGGAGCTACAGTGTTTGAGTGCGCAAAACAACTTTATTTAGCCGGCGCTTCAAAAGTCACGGTTGTAGTTCTAGGAGTAAACCAATTCTCAAATGAATTTGTGATTCAAAGACACGCCACCTGCCCTAAGTGTGGGGGAAGAATGCTGTTAAGGATAAACAGTCGTACCAATGTAGCATTTTATGGTTGTGAAAAGTTTTATGATCGTGAAAACCATTGTGCCTATACTGAAGATTTTTTGTCAGGATGGTATAGGATAATTGAAGAGAACAGTATTAAATCTGTAGGTGAAGAACAGCAAGAAGATTGGCTGTTTTAATGAAACTCTGACAGAAAACTGAAGGAAAAATGATAGAAAGATGACAGAATATTTCTGTTTAGACGTGTTACAATGGTATCAACCAAATCCCCCTTCCATGAGCGTCACCCGATTGGGTGGCGTTTTTCATTTGAGGTGAAAAGCATGTATAAACTGCATGGTGACGATAAACCGAAGAAAAGTAAGAAGAAAGAAAAGCGAATGAGTATGCGCGAGGTAATGGAGTTGATGGGCATCCGTCGCGATACGTACAAACGGGTGCGTGGGGCGATTCGAAGGAAGTGAGGAGGTAGGTGATGATGTAGATGCGGAAGTTGACGGAGAAGCAAAAACGGTTCGCTGATTACTACATCGAACTTGGAAATGCGGAAGAGGCAGCGAAAAAAGCTGGATATTCTGGTGCTACGGCTCGAGGGCACGCGCACAAACTGTTGCAAAATGTTGCAATTAAAGAGTACATCGAACAACGCTTGGCCGAGAAAGATAAAGAACGCGTTGCTTCACAGGATGAAGTGCTGGAGTTTTTGACAAAAGTGCTGCGTGGAGAGGTCACGGAAGAAATCCCCGTCGGAAAAGGCGAGGGATTTTTTGAATTAGAAGATAAGACACCTAGTATTCGGGATCGTGTTAAAGCTGCCGAGCTCCTCGGCAAACGCTTCGCGATGTGGACCGAGCGCCAGCAAATTGACGCCAATTTTGGTGTTCAGATTATCGATGACATCGGTGAGTCCGATGAAGCAGATTAGGCTTTCTGAAGTGTTTACACCAACGTTCCAAAAAGTGTGGGCGTTGGTGAAACAGCAACGTTATTTGCGCTATGTACTGAAAGGTGGTCGGGCCAGCGCCAAATCTACGCACATCGCAATGATGGTGTTATTGCTGGTGATGCGGTATCCGGTGACGGCTCTTGTTGTACGCAGGGTCGGGAACACACTCGCAGATTCGGTGTTGGAACAGCTGAAAGAAGCGATGGAAATATTGGGTGTCACAGAGTATTTTCAAGTGACGATCAACCCGATGAGGATCACGTATCTACCGAGAGGAAACCGCATTTTGTTCCGCGGTGCTGATGACCCACAAAAAATCAAATCCATTAAAGCATCGAAATTTCCACTAGCCATTATGTGGATTGAGGAGCTGGCAGAGTTTAAGGCAGAAGAAGAAGTATCTGTTATTGAAAAATCTGTGTTGCGTGGAGAGCTTCCAGACGGATTGCGTTACACGTTTTTTTACAGCTACAATCCACCAAAGCGAAGACAGTCATGGGTCAACCAAAAGTACGAGACACAATTTCTTCCTGAAAACACGTTCGTTCATCACTCCACGTATCTGGACAACCCGTTTTTGTCGCGAGATTTCATCGAGGAAGCCGAGCATACGAAGCGAACGAATGAGATGAAGTACCGTCATGAATATCTTGGCGAACCGATAGGCAGTGGCGTCGTGCCGTTTGATAATTTAGTGTTCCGAACCATTACGGATGAGGAGATTAAGCAATTTGATAACATTCGTCAAGGCATTGACTGGGGATATGGTGTGGATCCGTTTGCGTTTGTACGTTGGCACTATGATAAAACCCGGCGAACCATTTACGCGATCGATGAAATATACGGCGTAAAACTTTCGAATCGAGAAGTAGCTGAAAAAATCAAAGCGAAAAATTACCATGTAGAACCAATTATCGCTGACAGTGCCGAGCCGAAATCGGTGGATGAGATGAAGAAAGAGCATGGCATTCCAAGGATTAAAGGGGCCAAGAAAGGACCGGGAAGCGTGGAGTACGGGGAAAAGTGGCTGGATGATTTAGAGGCAATTGTGATTGATCCGAAGCGAACGCCGAACATTGCAAGAGAATTTGAGTCGATTGACTACCAGGTTGACGCAGACGGCAATCCAAAACCGAAGTTGGAGGATAAAAATAACCATACGATCGATGCGACTCGTTACGCATTCGAAGATGATATGAAACGACCGTCCGTATCGATATTGAAATAGAGGAGGTGATCGCGTGCTGATCGAGGATTTATTCAGAGCGCCTTGGCATGAACGAGCATTGGCGGAGTTGGCCAAAGGAATCATGACAGACGAACAGCTTTTGGCGGCGATCGTGAAAGACTGGGAAACGAGCGAAAAGCGCAATCTCATGCTGCTAGGCGATCGATATTATCGTACGAAAATGGATATCGAAAAGAAAAATCAAGATATCACATGGCGTTCGAATCAAAAGCTAGCTCATGATTTTGTGAAAAAGCTCGTCAATCAGAAAGTTGGATACTTGCTCTCAAAGGAGCCAACGATTGCAACGGAAAACGAAACATACCGGAAAATCATGCAAGATATGTTTGATAAGCGTTTGCTAAAAGTGGTGAAAAATCTCGGCAAAGAAGCGATCAACAAAGGGATCGCTTTTTTATATGTGTACATTGACGAAAAAGGAGAATTAGCTTTCAAAAAAATTCCGAGCGAACAAATTATTCCGTTCTGGAAAGATAATGATCATGAAGAGATTGTGTCGTTTATTCGGGTGTATGAAGAAGTGGTGTACACGAACACACAAAAACAACTACAAAAGAAGGTCGAGTATCACCACCCAAACGGGATTAACTATTATGTCTGGCAAGCCGATTCGCTCGTTCCGGATGTGTTGGCTGGAGTGGAAACAAACTATCATTTCATGATCGATGGAAAGCCGTATCTGTGGGAGCGCATGCCGTTGATTGCGTTCAAGTACAATGAGGAAGAGCAGCCACTGATCGACTGTATCAAGTCATTGATTGATGACTACAATTTGCAAGCTTCCGTAAATGCGGATCTGTTGGCTGACATCCCGAATTTCATCTATAAGTTAGTAAATTATGGCGGGACGAACTTACAGGAATTTTTAAATGATTTGAACCGATATCGGGCGGTAAAGTTAGATGAAAACGGTGATGTGGATAAGCTCCAAGCCGATCTTCAGACAGACGCGGTGGAAAAAGAGCTTCTTCGGATCCGGAAAGCCATCTATGAATTTGGACGCGGGGTTGATACACAGGATGAGAACCTGGGCAACGCCAGTGGAGTGGCGCTTCGATACCGATATTCGGATTTAGATATGGACTGCAACATCCTTGAAACCGAGTTTCAATCAAGCCTAGAACATTTGATTTGGTTCATCGACCAGTATTTGCTCATGACAGGAAAAGGCGATTTCACGAATGAGCCAATTTCAATTATCTTCAACCGTGACATCATCATTAATGAGTCAGAGGTGATCGCCAACTGCCAGGCGTCGGTTGGTATTCTCGATGACCAGACAATTCGTGAAAATCATCCGTGGTATACGGAGCAAGTCGAGGAACGATTGAAGAAGCAACAGGAACAAGAACAAATGTATAACGGCTACCAGGGCGCGTTCCAGCAACAAAGGAAAGATGGGAACGTAAATGAATAGCCGGCAGTATTGGGAGCAGCGTGCCGCGCAAAGAGAACAGGAAGCGCAGTTGATTGTCGAGAAATATTTAGCGCAGATGCAACAGCGACTGAAAGAAGCGCAGCGAGATATTGTGCGACAGATTGAAGCGTTTTACGCAAGGTATGCGAGAGATAACAAGCTTTCATTGTATGAGGCGAAAAAGATTTTAACGTCCCAAGAAATTGAAGAATTTAAGCAAGTCGATTTGGCCCGGTTTCGTGCTATGGCCCTCGCGGGAAATCCGCAATACGAAAATTTGCTCAACGCAGTCAGTTATCGTGTCCGGATTTCGCGATTAGAGTTGCTTTTAGCGCAAATCGAAATGATGATGCTGCACCTCTATGGCGGAAAAAACGGATTGCAGGAGTACACCTATACGGGGTTGGTCGATGTGTACCAAAACTCGTACTACCACTTCATGTATGATTTCGCGATGGCCGGCATCACTGCAAACGTTCAAATACTTGATGACAGCACCATGCGCGAAGTGATGTCGTATAACTGGAGTGGCAAAGAGTTTTCTGAACGGATTTGGGGCCACGAACAAGAAACCATGCAAAACATTCGAAAGTCGCTCGAACAAAGCTTCATCATCGGCCGGTCCATCGATCGGACGGCCAAAGAAATAGTGAGAGTGACAGACGTTGCATACTCGCGCGCCGAAGCGTTGGTTAGGACGGAAGCGAGCTTCTTTCACAATTTAGCTGCGCACAACAGCTATCGCGATGCGGGGATGGAGAAATACGAGATTTTGGCCACGCTCGATATGCGGACATCGGATATTTGTAGAAGCATGGATGGAAAGATTTATGACGTCAAAGATTATAAACCTGGCACGAATGCGCCGCCGTTTCATGTGCGCTGCCGAACGACGACGATCCCGCATTTTGATGAGTCGGAGTACACAAACGGCGAAAAACGCCAGTCCATGAATGGATTGGTGGGTTCGGTTCCTTATGAAGAGTGGTATAATGAACATGTATTGAAACCGAAGCTCGAGGCGGAACGTAAAGAAAGAGAGAAGCGCCAAGCGTTAGAAGAACAGATACGAGCCGATATTCGTAATGGTGTTTATAAATTGGAACACAGCCGAAACCATTACGACAAGCATAATCCGTCTCATAAACGCTATCTTGATTATGTAGAGAGAAATAAAGCAAAGGGTAAGCAGAAGCCAAGCTATTTAACGATTTCTTATGAGGAAGCTAATGAGTTAGTGAGAAAATATGCTGGTACTGGTGTACTTCAATTCAGTAGCAAAGGAGAATGGATAAATAAAGAACTCATAAAAGGTGATAAATACATCGGGGTATATGTGGATCAAACAACGGGAGAAGAAGTAAAAACAAAAGACTTTAAAATACATTATAGTAAGACAGGAACTCATATTGTTCCAACTTTAATAAAAGAAAGGGGGATGGAGCATTGAGATTATGGGAATATGTAGGAAAGAAAATAAGAGTTACTCTCAAAGATGGTGAAATATTAGAGGGGATTGTCCAAGATTATACCGACCAAGAAGATACCGATAATGATTATGATAGTCTTGACATGTTTATCGACGGAAAATATATCGGTGTTGGTGAGCCAGAAATTAAGTCAATTCAAATTATAGAATAAGCACCTAACCAAACAAAACGGTTATGTGCTTTTTTATTTTCCCTCGTCTTTTTAGCATTTGTAGACGTTAAAGAACAAAGCGGTTCGTGGCCGTAACCACGTAAAAAAACGTAACCTGGAGGGGAACAAGAATGAAACGTGAATTTCTCGAAAGTTTAGGACTGGAGAAAGAGGTCATTGACAAAATTATGGCCGAGCATGGAAAGTCGGTTGAAGCTCACAAGACCAGAGTCGATGAGTTGAAAGCCAACCTTGACGATATGAAAAAACAGCTAGAGCAGCGCGACAACGACTTAAAACAGTTGAAAAAGCAAGCCGAGGGAAATGAAGAGCTACAAACGAAGCTTGCGGAATTAGAGAAGCGATATAAAGACGAGAAGGCAGCATATGAGGCAAAAATCAAAGAAACACAACTCAACAGCGCGATTAAACTCGCGATCAATGGAAAAGTGCATGACGCCGATTTGGTTGCGTCGCTTCTTGACAAGGACGCTATTGAATTAGACGAAAACGGAAACATCACGAAAGGACTGGATGAGCAGTTAAAGACGCTGCAAGAAACCAAGTCCTTTTTATTTGTGCCTGAAAACAACCATCAACCGAAAATTACGGGGATCAAACCAGCTGAAGGCAATCCGACTGGCAGGGATCCAGAGGATCCGTTTTTAGCTGGATTTAATTCTATTTAATGTGTAGGAGGTAATGAACAATGCCAATTAACTATGCGGAGAAGTATGCGCCATATGTCGACGAGCGTTTCAAAAAACAATCTCTTTCGGGTGGAGCTGTAAATCAAGATTTGGAGTGGGTTGGGGTTGAAACGGTCAAGGTGTTCTCGATCCCAACAGCACCGATGCAAGATTATACGCCGTCAGGAAACAATCGTTATGGCACACCGGTCGAACTGGAGAACAGTGTGCAAGAAATGAAAGTAACACGCGATCGGTCCTTTACGTTTACGATCGATAATAAATCGAAACAAGATACCATGGGTGTCATGGAGGCCGGCAAAGCGCTTGCCCGTCAGATTGACGAAGTGGTTGTGCCGGAGGTGGACATCTATCGTTTTGCAGTCATTTGCGCCAATGCGGGCACGACGGCGACGGCGCCGATTACAAAGGATAATGCGTATGAGGCGTTTTTGGATGCGACAACGACACTTACAGACTTGAAAGTGCCATTGGTTGGTCGCGTAGCGTATATTGGCGCGAATTTTTATAAACAAATTCGCTTAGACCCGTCTTTCATTAAAGCGTCTGATCTTGCACAGGATGCACTAATGAAAGGACAAGTCGGTCAAATTGATGGGATCCCATTGATTACGGTGCCTTCTTCTTATTTGCCGGCCAACGTCGAATTTTTCATTACACACCCGATGGCAACAGTGGCGCCGATTAAGCTGACTGATTACGTAACGCACGAAAACCCACCAGGCATTAACGGTACGCTTGTAGAAGGTCGTATTCGTTATGATGCTTTTGTATTCGAGAATAAGAAGAACGCCATTTACGTGCACAAAAAAGCGTAAGGGGTGACAAGCGATGAAGAAGTTTAAAAAGGGCGAGGACATTTTGATCGCGCATAATGACGTGCAGGAAGCTGCCTTTAAAAAGGCGGGGTACGAAGAAGTGGTGGAGGAAGAAGTAAAGAAGCAGGCGAAGAAATCGGAAAGGGCAGCTGAATAACAATGACGGTGCTTGATATTGTCAAAGCCAAGCTCGACAATCCACCGTCAGATGATCGCTTGGCCATGTACATTGAAGAAGTGGGGCAAGCGATTAAAACTTTTTGCAATCGCGATGACATACCGGACGAACTGCGGTATGTTCATGCGAACATGGTGGTCGATTATATTCGTTTGAAGCAAAAAAATGCTCCCAATGCCGAATTGGCTGTTCAATCCATTAAAGAAGGGGACGTGCAAGTTACGTTTACAGCTCATGAAAAGAGCCAAGGAGAAACAGAAGTGGAAAGCATCGTTCATTCCTATAAGAGCGCTTTGTATAAGTTTCGTAAAATGAGGTGGTAGCATGTCGGTTCGTGACATCTTTCTCAAAGCTAAGCCTGCGGTCGAACGGCTGTATGACCGAACAGCTACCATTCAGCGGTACGAACCGTATCAGAAGCCAAATGGCGCCGACGGAATGCAGTGGGCGACAAAGCACGAAAACGTGCCTTGTCGCCTTTCAACTGTTGGCATGCAGACGCTCAATAACGCATCGCAAGGCGAAGCCAACATCATTCAGTATGATGTCAAAGTCTTGTTATCCGGCGACGTTGACGTACGCGCCGGCGATATATTTATCATCGATGGCGTTCGATATGAGTCGGCCAAAGAACCGTTTGTGTATGTTACCCACCAGGAGGTGTTGCTCATCAGAAAGGGGTATGCATAATGGGCTATGAGTTTAGTGAAGTTCGAGTGCTAAAACAGCAGTTGGTGGAGCTGAATAAAATCGCTCATCAAGTGCAAATGAGAGTGGCCGGACGCATCGCACAGCTAGCCATTCGAAAGGTGAAAAAACTAACGCCCGTTGATACCGGAAACTTGCGAAACAACTGGAAGTATTATGTGATGAGCAAGGGTGATACGATATATATTCACATTTACAACCAGGCAGAATATGCATCGTTTGTGGAAAACGGACATCGTATCGTGGTGGCTGGACAGACCGTCGGGTGGGTAGAAGGACGGTTTATGTTGAAGCTAACGATGGATGACATGCGCCGAATCGCCCCGAACATGTGGCAACGGGAGATCGAAAAGGAGATGAGGCGGATCTTTGGAGGTTAAAACACTCATTATTCAGCAAATTAAACAGGTGTTTGGCGACATCAAAGTATACGATGAAAAAGTCAAGCAGGGGCTTCAAACTCCTGCTTTTCTTGTGCGCATCATTCAATCTGGCCAAGATCGAAAAATCAAAAGGCAAGTGTGGCGGTCCTATTCGTTTAATGTGGTGTATTTCCCGCAGTCGACCGATGTTGATACGGAATGCGACGAGGTGTTTGAGACGTTCCAAAACGAATTTCAATACATCGCGAATCGCTACCATGTCAATCGTGTCGAAGGGACGAAAACCGATAACGTGCTGGTGATCACGTTCGATGTGAGCGTTTGGCTTCAAGAGAAGGCGGACGAAACAAAGATGCAGACGCTAGGAGGGGTGGAAATTGGCGCGGCAAACTGAAAAAAGCACGGCAGAAGTGCGATATGGGAAATCAGCATTTTTGGGCGCGACCGAATATGCGAAAGATCGATTGCTGCTTGAAGTGCTGCTTGATGAGTCGAGAACGTACACGAAAGAAGAAGTAGACACGCTCTTGAGTGAATGGAAAGCGAAGGAGGTTCAATAATGGCAGGAGGTACATGGAAGACGCAAAACAAAATTCGTCCTGGCGCGTATATCAATTTTGAAACGAACAGCCTGAACACAACGACGCCGGATTCCAATACGGTTGTGGCCATTCCCATCAAATTAGATTGGGGCGAAGCGAGAAAGTTCGTAAAGGTCACGCCGAACACCAAATTTAAAGAAGTGTTAGGGAAGAATTTGAACGAAATCGTTCCACTCCGTGAAGCGTTCAAGGCAACCAGTCAAGTACTGATTTTTAACTTGAATAGTGGGGGGAATAAAGCCGCGGCAACGGGTGGAGGATTGACAGCGACCGCCAAGCACGCCGGCTCTGATGGCAACAAACTATCGGTAGTAGTGACGGCGAATTTAGACGGCACGGCGACGGTGAAAACATATTTTGACGGGGATATCGTTGACACACAAACGGTAGCTACCATCGCCGACTTACAACCAAATCCGTTTGTGACGTTTAGCGGTCAGTTGCCCACATCCGATATCACATTGACACTGTCTGGCGGAACCACAGGGATTGCAACCAATGATGCCTATGCGGAATTTGCGGCAGGTCTTGATACCCAAGATTTCAAGGTGGTCGCGGTTGGTACGGACGATCCAACAGTGAAAGCGCTGCTGGCGCTCAAAGTAAAAGAATGGCGCGAGAATTACGGAAAAAACGTGACGCTCGTTACGAACAGCTACAATGCTGCTGACCATGAAGGTGTGGTGTCTGTTCTCAATGGTGTCACGCTTGAGGGAAACGAGCAGCTATCGGCAAAAGATGCGTTGTATTGGTACGCGGCAGCGTATGCAAGTGCGGGAACGAATTCATTGACCTATGCCGAGTATCCGGGAGCAATCGACTGCGAGCGCAAAACTCATGAGGAAATCGAGCAAGCGTTGAAAGATGGCCATATCGTCTATACATTCAATCGGGACTCGGTAGTGGTGGAACAAGACATCAATACGTTCCGTTCCTTCACACCGACCAAAAATCAAGATTTTCGCAAAAATAAAATCATTCGCGAAATGGATATCGTCTCGGATAATACGCAGTATATCTACTCCAAGTATTTCGTTGGAAAAGTAAACAACAATGAGGACGGTCGAAACTTGTTCAAAAAAGAGATGATGAAGACAGTGTTGGATCCTCTTGTGCGGGTTGGCGCTTTGGAGCCATATAATCCGGATGAAATCGTGGTTGAACAAGGTGATGAAAAGGATGCCGTGTTGGTGAAGATGGGGCTCAAATTCGTGGATGCCATGGAAAAGCTCTACATGACGATTGCATGCAAGTAATCAACGGAGGTGATCGATATGCCGCGTGTAATGGAATCGAAAGACGCCATTTCTTCGAAAGAAGGGACGCTATATATTACGATTGACGGGAAGTCATATGAGTTTGCAGAGATTGTAAAGTTTGACGCGACCATTGAGTATATCAAGGCTGACGTCAAACGTGTCGGTGCACGTATGAACGGCAGCAAAATCGTTGGAGCAAACGGAAAAGGAAATATGACGTATTACTACCACCGCCCAGAAATTCGTGCCATGGCATTGGAATATTTGCGGACAGGAAAAGCGCCAATGTTCGATGCGATGTTGGTAAATGCAGATATTACGAGCGCAGCCGGCAAGCAAACCGCGATCATTAAAAATATTGTGCCAGACAGCACACTCATTGCCAAGTTGGACGGAGATTCAGATGATGTGTTGAAAGACGAAGTGTCATTCACATTTGATGACTTCGATTTGCTAGACCAATTCAAAACCATTAATTAAGGAGGGCCTATATGAGCAAGTTTAAGGCGTTTTTAAAGGGGAATGCCAAACCATACGAAAATGTAGAGCTGAAACTCGATCGTTTTGACGAACCACTTGTTTTGCGCCCGTTGACTGCGGGTGAAGCTGATGCCATCAACGAGCGTTGTTTCAAATTTCGCCCAGGTAAAGGCGGCAAAATGGAGCGCGTTTTTGATGTGGTGAGATACAATCGTGAAATTTGCGTGGCGTCGATTGTGTACCCAGATTTAAATGACCGCGAGCTACAAGAATCCTATGGTGTGCTAGGTGCGGACAAGCTATTTGCTGAAATGTTTCTTTTAGGAGAAGCAAACCAAATTCTTGAGAAGGTAACGGAAATTTCAGGATTAGATAAAACGATGGACGAAGAGGTCGAAGAAGCAAAAAACTAATTGAGGAAGGTGGAGAGGCGTTCTATGCGCATGTCGCTCTCCACCGTTTTCATTGGCGACCGCGGGAGTTTTTAGAAATGGATCGAAAAGAAAAAGCGTTTGTCATTGCGAGCATTCAAATCGAGTTGAAGAAAGAGAAGGAAGAGCACGATCGAATAAAACAAAAGGTGAGGGGGTGAGCGAATGGCTGGAGTGCAAACAACGTTAGCGTTAAACGACAAATTGACAGGACCTCTGATGAAAATGATTCGTGCGATGGATGCAACCATTCGCGTCATGGAAAAGATGGATGCGAGCGCGACTCAATTAGATACGAAAGGGTTAGCGAAAGCGCGAAAAGCGATTACAAACGCATCGGCTGATTTAGAACGTCTAGTTTTGGCGTCTAAACAATCGGCCGATGCTTTAACCCCGCTTCAGTCCAAATTTTCCGGCTTGCCTCCCCCTATTCATCAAGCAACTAGCGCCGTCAGAGGATTCTTTAGTGCTTTTGCTGGTTCGGCGGCAGCTTATATGGCATTGGAGGCGATCAAACAAGGAGCGAAAACATTTGTAGAAGCGTCGGATACGTATGTTTCTACATCAGCCCGTTTAGTGAATATCAATGACGGTTTGCAAACACAAGCGCAACTGCAAGAGAAAGTATATCAAGCCGCCCAGCGTAGCCGAAGCGGTTATGTCGATATGGCCAATTCCGTTTCTAAATTAGGATTGTTGGCAGAAGATGCGTTTAAAAACAATGATGAAATCATCCGATTTTCTGAATTGATGGGCAAAGCGTTTACGGTGTCGGGTGCGTCCACTTTTGAACGGCAAGCTGGTATGTATCAGCTGACGCAAGCCATGGCGGCCGGCAAACTACAGGGCGATGAATTTCGTTCTATCATGGAAAACGCCCCATTGTTAGCACAGGCCATTGCCGATTTCACTGGAAAAACAAAGGGACAACTCAAGGAAATGTCAGCCGAAGGAACGATTACGGCGGATATTATCAAAAATGCCCTGTTTAAGGCTGCGGATGAGATCGAGAAAAAATTTAAAAACATGCCTTTAACCTTCTCCGATGCGATGACCATGTTCAAAAACTGGGCGTTCCGCGCATTTGAACCGTTGCTGATTCGGTTTAACCAGTTCGTGAACTCTGATGCGTTCGCTACGATGGCGGAACATGCGATGTTTTTTGTCAACGTGTTTATTAAAGGCATGGATCTTGCTTTTGATGCGCTGGAGTTTTTCTATCGAATGGTTGGTGCCGTTGGACGGTTTTTTGAAGAAAATTGGGCGTGGATTGCACCGATTTTAGTAGTCATCGGGTCACTCTTGACCGGAATTGGTCTCATTTTACTCGGCCTTGCAGCGAAATGGTTGATAGTGCGAACAGCTACCCTCATGGCAGCAGCCGCAAAATGGGTATACGATGCAGCTATGCTTAGCTCCCCAGCCACGTGGGTATTGCTGGGGATTATTGCACTACTCGCTTTGGTCATTTATGCGACGGTAACTTGGGCGGATCAAACGGCTGCGGTAATTGGGTTTATTACAGGGCTGTTTGCTGCGTTGGGGGCTTATATTTGGAACAGTGTTGCGAATTGGTGGAATCTGTTTGCAACGTTTGCTGAGTTCCTGGCCAACGTGTTTATCGATCCGACATACGCCGTTAAAAAGTTGTTCTACGATTTAGCCAAAATGGTGATCGACAACATGGCGGCGCTCGCCGGGTCTTTTGATCGTGCGGCCAATGCGTTGGCTCGTGCTTTTGTAGCTGGCGCAAATATTGCGATTGGAGCCATTAACGGTCTGATTAAAGCTCTGAACATGATACCAGGCGTGAACATCGGAACGATCGGCAAACTGAGTGCCGGATCGGTAAGCAACATCTCCGGTGGATTGAAAAGCTGGGCAGCAAATCTTCAAGCGCCGACAAGCAGCAAAAATGTGGTTAGTATTCCACGGATGAATTTGCTCAGCCTTCCCAAAGCGTTTGACGCGGGGAATAAAGCCGGTATCAACTTCAGCAAAAACGTATCAGATAAGCTGGCAGGAGTGTGGGATAAAGCGAAAAGCCTAATTCCGAATGGGAAAACAGGCAATCCGTTCAAATCCTTTCCGTCCCAAGCGCTTGGTAATCAAATCGCCAACAGCCCTGGCATGAAGAATCCCATTGGAAATGATAAAGGCAAAAACCCGACCGGCGGCAAACTGGATAAGGTCGGAAAGGTTGGGAAGATTGATGATGAGGTGAATATTGCTGAGGAAGATTTAGAAGTGTTCAAAGAGTTGGCGACAATCAAGTCGATTCAGAACTTCATCACACTAACGCCGACTGTCCAAGTTCAAACCGGCGATATTCGGAATGAAGTCGATGTCAACAAACTCATTAAAAAATTCGAGGAAAGCATGATGAATGAGATTGCTAGATCGGCAGAAGGAGTGTATTCGTGATGGAGCGCGCTATTTATTTTGCCGTTAACGACCGTGAAATGTTCCGGCTGCCGATCAATCCGGAAAAAGTAAGTGCGAAAACGGAAGGAGACGGGGAGGAATTTACAATCGCATCCTTGGGGCGTGTAAACGTTCCGAAGTATGCGAAGCTTGAAAGTTTCTCCCTTGAGTCCTTTTTTCCAGCGCATCCCTCCCACTACTCGGACACAGTGTTTAAGCAACCAACCTATTATATTGAGTTGATTAAGAAATGGATGACAAACAGGCAACCGGTGCGATACATCTATGTGAATGGCTCTTTTACTATTAATGAATTGGTGACCATTGAGCGTTTTGAATACGATGAGTCTTTTGGTAGCGAGGACGTCAACTTTTCTCTTGAGTTAAAAAAATATGTACCATTCGGCCCAAAAAAAATGAAAATCGCCAAGGCAAAAAACGGAACGAAACAAATCGTGAAGAAGAATCCTCCCACTCGGCAAAATACGAAGCCGAAACCAACAACCTATACGCTTAAAAGAGGGGATAGCTTGTGGAAGGTGGCGCAGTATTACACGGGCAGTGGTCATAGATATCGTGAATTGCAGAAATTGAACGGTATCAAGGACAGTCAATTGCGCCGATTGCCTATCGGCTTAGTGCTAAAGATCCCGCCAGACTGGGTGAAATGAAATGGAAGTGTTCATCGATAATCGAGACGGAACCATATGGGACATGCCCGTGGCCAGCTTAAAATGGACAACCAGCCGGATCGGGAAAGCCGGCACCTTGGAAGCAAAGTTGGTGATAGAGGATCCGCGTAAGTTTTCCATCAATAGTGGAGCCGTGATTCGTGTCACCGACGGATCATACAAGATTTTCTACGGCTATGTGTTTGAAACAGGATTCAATGCGGATAGTGATTTTAGTGTTAAGGCGTATGATCAGCTTCGATATTTGATGTACAACGACACCTTTGTCTTTTCTTCAACAACGGCCACGGCCGGCATTAGGAAAATTGCAACCGATGCAGGATTGAAAATTGGAACGTTTGAAGAAACGGGATACAAAGTGCCAGCGATGGTCGAAGACAACAAAAAAGCGCTCGATGTGGTGGCAAAGTTTTTAGATTCAACGTTGATTGCAACGAACAGGAACTATGTACTGTTCGATCATTTTGGGAAACTGGAACTGCGAAATATCAATAACATGGCCATTCGAGCAGACGACTTCTACATTGGGGAAGAGAGTCTGCTTTTTGATTTCGACTATAAAAAGTCAATCGACGAGGAAACGTACAATCGTATCAAGATCGTGCAAGACAACAAAAAAACAGGAAAACGCGAGGTCTATATTGCCCAAGACAGCGCGAACATTGCTAAATGGGGACGATTGCAAGAATTTCGCAAAGTCGATGAAAGGATGACGGCCGCGCAAATCAAAGACTTGTTGGACAAGTTAATCAAGTTGCGTAACCGTGAAACGAAATCATTGAAACTCACCTGCCTCGGCCATTGGAAAGTGCGCGCTGGTTGTTTTGTGTTTGTGTACATCGAAAAGATCGGCATCAAGCAATATTTTCTCGTTGACGAATGCACGCACAACTGGGAAGGTGGCGTGCACACGATGCAATTAGATTTGAAGGTGATTTGAGATGAGCTTGATAGATTTAATTAAAACAGTTGCTGTGAAAGCTGTGGAAGCGACTAATCCAGTTAATGTGTTGTTTGGCACGGTTGTATCCGAAAGCCCTCTTGCGATTCAAATACATCAGCGATTGAAACTGACGGAAGAATTTTTGGTTGTTACGGAGCAGGCGGAACAAGCAAATCTAAAAGGCGGCGATAAAGTAATCCTGCTTCGCGTTCAAGGAGGCCAGCAATTTGTGGTTTTAGATAAGGTGGTGAAGTGATGGCAGTATTACCTTCTGAAGATATTTTGATGGATGATACAGATATCGTCGATACTTCCGTCTTTCCTACCAAAACGTATCGTCTCGACTTTGAGAGAGGCCGGTGCATCGGAATGATTGACGGGTTGGAAGCTATCAAGCAATCGATTTTCAAAATGTTGAGCACCGAACGATTCAAGCATTTAATTTATAGCGATGATTACGGCTTTGAAAATCTAAGTGGCAAAGAAAGATTGTTTGTCCAAGCAGAATTGCCTCGGAGAATCGAAGAAGCGGTGCTTCAAGACGCGCGCATCCTAGCAGTCGAAGACATCAGCATTCAGTTCCAGGCGGATTCAGCTATCGCCACGTTTGTTTGCCAAACTGTCTATGGAAAGATAGAGGCGTCCAAAGAGGTGAGCGGTATTGTTTGAGGACCAAACGTTTGAGGCAATTTTGCAGAGGATGCTTGATCGAGTTCCTGACGATGTTGATAAACAAGAAGGTTCTGTCATCTATGATGCGTTAGCACCGGCTGCGATGGAATTGGCGCAGATGTATGCAGAACTGGACGTTGTTTTGCGTCTTGCGTTCGGAGAAACCTCGACGGGTGAATATTTGGATCGACGTGCAGCGGACTTTGGTGTGTATAGAAAACAAGCGACGCCGGCCATTCGAAAAGGAGTGTTCACGGATGAGGAGGGCGTGCCATTTGACGTTCCGATCGGAAGCCGGTTCCGACTTAATGACATGGTCTATGTAGCTATCGGAAAAATTGCCGACGGTCAGTTCCGTATGCAAGCAGAAACATTAGGAAGCGCGGGCAATCAAGAGTTTGGGAGTCTGCTTCCGATCGAACCGATTGACGGACTAGGAACAGCGATACTAGCAGATGTCCTCGTTCCGGGTGAGGATGAAGAAAGTGATGACTCCCTTCGAAAACGTTTTTTGCAGAAGGTACGGGAGCCCGGAACGAGTGGAAATGCGGCGGATTATAAGCGATGGGCGACAGAAGTGGCTGGAGTGGGTTCGGCAAGAGTGACTCCTCTTTGGAACGGTCCAGGCACGGTCAAAGTTACAATCGTCGACGCGAATATGTGGCCAGCTACGAATGAATTGGTAGCACAAGTGAGTGAGTATATTGAGCAAGTACGACCGATAGGAGCGGATGTAACAGTTGCTTCAGCAACAGGAAAGCCGATCGATGTTTCTGCGAATGTGGTGCTTGCGTCAGGATATACATTGCAAAGTGTACAAGACTCTTTTATGGCGGCGTTGAACGAGTATTTCAAAGAGATCGCATTCTCAATGACGTATGTCAGCTACGCAAAAATCGGAACACTCTTACTGAACACGCCAGGTGTCATCGATTATAGCGGACTGACTGTGAATGGGGGCATGGCTAATGTCGCGTTGCAAGATGAAGAGGTTCCTGTGCCTGGAGCAGTGAGCTTGGGGGTGTCATAATTGGCGTACCCGGAGAAGCAAGAACATTCATCACAAACCACATCGGTTGATCTGTTTCAATATCTCCCTGACTATTATCATGGTATTCGAGAGTTTCAGCAAATCATGAATACAGAGGGAGAAGAACTGGGCAGGTTGGAAACGTACGTCGATCAGTTGCTCGAACAATTTTCAGTCAGCACAGCGACGTGGGGCCTATCTCTTTGGGAATTGAAACTCGGACTGGAAGTGGATCCGACCAAGCCGATAGAGTGGCGGCGTGAACGCATCAAAGCAAAACTTCGCGGATCCGGCACTACAACAAAACAGATGATTCAGAATGCTGCGGCTGCTTTCAGTGGTGGGGAAGTAGAGGTCATCGAGTATCCATCCGAGTATCGATTTGAGGTCAAATTCATCGGCGTAAAAGGCATTCCGCCAAACATGGCAGGATTCATTGATATGCTGGAACAGATTAAACCGGCACACTTGGCATATAGCTTTAAATACACATACACGGTGTGGGATGCAGTGAAATCTCTCACATGGGCTCAAGTAAACACAAAAACGTGGAATGAGCTCAAAGTATACGATGAAGGAGCGTGAGAAAGGTGCAGTATACAGGGAACTTAGGTTTAAAGAAACCTGAAGGCACAGATGTCGTCAACATTGATGACTTGAACCAAAACTTTGACATTTTGGACGTGGAAGTGACTAAGCTAGCTACGGCATCAGAAGCAGGGCGAATGTCTGCGGCAGACAAAGTTAAACTGGATGGTATCGAGTCGGGCGCACAACGGAATACAGTAACGAGTGTCAACGGAAAAACCGGCGCTGTCACCCTCACCTCCTCTGATGTCGGAGCAAGTCCAACAGGGCACACACATGCATTTGCGGAGATCACAAGTAAACCGACAACGCTGTCTGGGTACGGAATCACAGACGCGATCCCGGCCAGCCAAAAAGGCTCGGCAAACGGCGTCGCCTCTCTCGACGGGAGTGCAAAAGTGCCGACGCCACAATTGCCAAACGCCAGCACCACACAAGCTGGTATCGTCCAACTCGAAGATACATTGACAAGTACTTCGACGACAAAAGCGGCGACGGCGAATGCGGTGAAACAGGTGAATGATACAGTTGTTGCGCATTTGGCTGATTATGTGAAGCATCCTGCTTATGCAGTTGCCAGCGGTTCGGCAAATGCTTATTCAGTCACTTTGACCCCTGCTCCTACTGCTTATGTAGATGGGATGGCTGTTACCGTAAAAATTAATGTGGATTCCACGGGAGCTTCTACTTTAAATGTGAATGGTCTAGGGGCAAAACCATTAAAAAAAGCTAATGGAAATGACGTAACAAATTTAAAAGCAAACGGCGTTTACACCTTTAGATACAACGCTTCAACAGGAAATTTTATCTTACAGGGTGAAGGGGGGGCTGGTAACGCTCAACCCGCACATGTATTGAGCGGAAAGACGTTCACAAATGATAGCGGAGAACAAACAGGAACAATGCCGAACCGTTCAGCAGAAAACTTTCACATGCCGGCCCTTGAAACTGCTGTTTGGCCGGGAGATAAAATTTTCCTAAGACCGCCACAGGGTTATTATGATGGAAACTCTTGGGTTACAGCGTCAGAACCGGATTTAATCGCTTCAAACATTCGACAGGGTGTAAATATTTTTGGTGTTGTTGGAACGTTAGTTGAGGGAAAAAAGTTTGCAAGTGGTACAGTAACATCATCCCCTAACTATGGATATTTTAGGGTCTCAAATTCAGGGGCTTTGCATGGTTATCCTTATATAACTGTAAGCGGATTAACATTTCAACCGACAGTCATACATGTTTTTGTACCGGACGGAAACACAGATATAACAATATTCGATAACCGACGGAACTATTTAGGAAGTGCCAGTGCTGATATTACGATGCAAAACACCGTATATCTCAATAATTCGGATGACGCTTATGTAAATTCATCGGGTTTTAGATTACCTGTAACTAACCCTAATACTTTATTTACATGGTACGCCTATGAATAGGAGGGACAAAATGAATAAAGTCGGCAGAAAAATTTATTATGACAAAGCAACTGGAAATGTCTTAGTTGATACGGGCGAAATGATGGGTGCGGTCATAGAAACAACCGTTGACCAAGATTTTGAAACGTACCAAGCGTTAAAAGAGCGCGTTCGTGATACTGTCGGTGTTATTCAGCTTGAATATGGACAATACGCGGCAGATATTGCTCAATGCAATGGTTATCGAGTTAATCCTGAAACGCTAGAATTGGAGTTTAGTTATCCTGATCCTAATGAGCCGGAAGCGCCGCAGGTTTTTCGTAAACCACTTTCGGAAGAAGTTGAGGAAACAAAACAAGCAATTGCTGAATTGACATTATTATTAACTCAAATGGGAGGAATGTAGAATGTTCAATGAAAATAGCGGTTTAGTAAAAGTTTGGGTAAGTCTTGTATTAGCAGGAACTTATACAATTGACCAAGTGCCTAACTTGAGTAATTTAAAAGAAGTTGTAACACAAGTACTCAATAGTATGAAGTGATGAACATTCGGACGATACTGCGCAATAAGCACACTTTATACAGGTGTGCTCTTTTTACTTTAAGTGGGGAAAGCGAGGAAAACGAATGAAGCATAATACCAACACTCTATACACCACGATCACAGGCGGTAGCGCATCAGCTATCGCCTATTTAATTGGCGGGGTTGATCATCTTGCTATTGCACTCGGAATCATGATGGCGGTGGATTATATTTCAGGGCTGATGGTTGCTGTCAGCACAAAGGAAGTGTCATCCAAGACGGCATTTCGAGGACTTATGAAAAAAATGGCGATGATTTTGGCGGTTATCGTGGCAAACCAACTGGACGCGGTAACAGGCAGTGGCGATTTTATGCGCAATACGATGATTATGTTCTTGATTGGTAATGAAGGAATCAGTTTCATCGAAAACCTTGGGCGTTTAGGTGTATCCATTCCAGGACAGGTTTCGAAGGTATTTGCGCAACTAAAAAATGAAAATCAGAAGGGAGAGAATAAACAATGAGCGTATGGACAGAAAAGTTTATTCGTGTGAACAAGTATTCGCGTCCAGGGTTAAAACTCAAAGGTGTGAAAAAGCTTGTCTTGCATTGGACAGCAAATCCAGGTGCATCAGCGGCCAATCATTTCACGTATTTTGATCGAACCATCATTCAAGCACAACGATACGCCTCGGCACATATTTTCGTTGATAAAAACGAAGCACTTTGTATTATTCCTCTGGATGAAGTAGCTTATCACGCTAACGATGGTACTTACCGCGGCGTTCCAGAACTGAAACCGAACGCGAACTTTCTATCCATCGGTGTGGAAATGTGTGTGGAGAAAGATGGTACATTCCATCCTAACACAATCGCTCGCACAGAAGATGTATTTGTGGAGCTATGCAAAAGATTCAAACTAGATCCAATGAAAGACATTGTGCGACACTATGACATCACCAGAAAAAATTGCCCTGCGCCGTGGGTTAAAAATAGACAAGCATTTGAAGATTTCAAAAAACGTGTGAAATTGAAGATGAACGCAGGTGATGTGTATGTTGTACAAAAAGGCGACACGCTTGGAGCGATTGCTAAGAAGTATAATACAACAGTAGATGAGCTACAGAAATTGAACGGAATCAGCAATCCAAACTTGATTCGGGTTGGACAAAAGTTGCGTGTGAAATAACCCCTGCTACTCGGCAGGGGATTTTTTTGTTTTTATAGGAGGAATTTTTCGGTTATCGATGTATAAACAGTATTGGAGGGTAAAAGAAGTGCGGGAAATTAAGCTAATGGAGGGATTTTGTGCATGGGAGCAAAAAATAAAGTCATTGCTGGAGAGTATGAAGGGAAAAACGTCATGCTGATTCATGGCGCTGTGTGTATTATGACAGGGTTTACGAAGAAAATAGAATTAACAAAGGAGAATGTCGAAGAATACGAAGTGATGGATGAAACCAAAGGAAAAAGCGCTGTGAGTGCAGTTGGAAGAGGATTGGTGGGCTCTTTCCTTTTAGGCCCAGTGGGTTTACTTGCAGGGTTATCTGCAAAATCTAAAGGCGTATATGTCGTAGCTATTAAATTTAAAGACGGTAAGAAAAGTTTGTTGGAAATTAATGATAAGATTTATGCAGCTCTTATGAAAAAGTTGTTTTAACTTCCCTCCGAAAGAAGTCTCCTACTTCTAAACGTGAAGGTGCGCCAGCACCAGTGAAAGTGGGAGATGAATTTCGGTTGGCGTTAGCCAACGAATATGATAGAATATGGCTAGAACGGACACCTTCGGAACGAAGGGAAGCGTAAAGGGTTCTTGTGTGTGGCTTACCGTTCAGCGAACACACACAAGTCGCTTGAAGCCCCCACCTCTAAGCGAAGCGTAGGTGGTGGGTAGTTCACACAAGAACCTACCCGCTTTGAGTAGGTTCTTTTTACAGATTCGCGAACGAGAAAGCCCACGCTCTTTAGGCGTGGGATGAAAGTGAGCCGTTTTCTTCATATGGAAATGGCATCC